ACTGCTGCTGGCTGTCTCTGGTGCGCCTCTCAAGTTCTTGCTGGCCCTGCTGCGCGCGCCGCAGCTCGGCATCTGCGCGTCGTCGGTCTTCCTGCGTCTCTCGAAAAACCCGGCGCTGGTCGGCCGCAACGCGAAGGCGATTTCCTTGCGGGACGAACTGGAGGCCGCCGTTGTTGAGTGCGTTGACCTCTCCGCTGGCTGCGTTTTGTGTCCTGCGGGCCTCTTCAGCCAGGCGCTCGACCTCTTGAAGGACCGTCTCGCCAAGTCGCCCAGAAACTCGTTCCAGCACGTTCGCGAACTGTTCAATGCTCAGTGTCGCAGCCTCAAGGGCAGACGACTGATTCTGGAGTTCGACCTTTTGCCGCTCCAATTCCTGCGCACGCTCGCGAGATGGCGAGGAGTTAAGTTCTGTGAGGAGTTTTTCAAGCTGCCCGCCGATGCGGTTTCTCTCGGACTCAATGAGGAACGAGTCGAATGAGCCGCGAGTTCTTGCGAGCACATCTTCCACGGCGGCGAGTGACTTTGAAACGCCCCCTGCGCCCTCAAAAATCGAGACTACGAGATCGTCTAAAGCCTTCTGTGCGCCGGCGGCATCCAATTGCGCGAGGACTTTGTTCAGTTCAACGAGTGCCTGCGATGCCAAGTCAGACGCAGCAAAACCAAAAGTGTCGCCGCCCGCAGCGATAGGCGTCAGCCGTCTGATTTCGGCGTCAATCGCGGCGCGCTGCTGCTCGTTGCTTCCTGACGCCGCCCTGCGGGCAGTGTCCGAAGCCTGCCGGCGAATCCTCTCTGCTTCAATCTCGCGACGCGCCGCCGACCCCGCGTCGACGGCGGCCGGCAACTGGGCGATACCGACATTTCGTATGGCACGGCCAACCGCCCGCTCGACGTCCAGGCCAGTGGCCCTGTCGGTCGTCGCGGCCCTCGCGGCAATCCGCTCTCTTAGCTGCGCATCTTCGATTTGTCGCTGAATGGCGACTCGACGGCCAGGGTTCTGCTCGGCCTCGAGCCTCCTCTGAAGTACGTTTTGGTTTGCCCGCTCCCTCTGAACGTCTGGGCTTGCGTCAGCAACACGGCCTTCGCGAATCTCTTTTTGCTTCTTCGCGATCTCGTCAAGCGCCTTGCGGAACTCGTTGGCCGCAGCCGCAGCTGGAGAGAAGGCGTCTCGAGTCAGCGAGTCGCCGAGCGTGCGGAACGCTTGGGCAAGTTCCTCGACGAGGCTCTTCTGACGAGAGAGGGCGTCGTTCAGCGCTTTCGTCTGGTCTTCGGCGGTGCGGCCGCTGTTGATCCACTTGGTGATTGCGACCGCGGCCTGCCCCGCGATAACGGCAGCTAGGCCGATGAAAAGCCCCTGCGTCCCGCCTAGGATGAACGCCAACTGCGTGACGTTGTTGCTGATCGCACGAAGTTTGAACTCCAACCCGCCGGTAGATGAGAAGAAGTCGTCTATGGCGAACGCCGCCTGATTCAGAGCGAGCGAAAACTTGTCGACGCCGCCGCGGCCAATGTCGCCGGCTCGCTTGAGTGCTGCCCCGATCTGTGCAGCACTCATGCCAGCCTGCTTCGCGGCGGCAATGAACTCCTTCTTGATCGCCTCTAGCCTTTCCTGAACGGCTGGGTTGTTTTCGCCATTCTCTGCAAGCGCGGCCTGGACGGCGTCTCGGTAGGCCGTCATCGCCGCCAGCGCAGGCCCTCGCATCTCCTGCGACAGGCTGGCGACCGCGTTTTCCATCACCGTTAACTCAGCATAGAATGCCGAGATTGCCCTGGTCTGCAAAACTTGATCGAAGTCTGCGAACCGCCTCTTGAAGTCGTCCAGCAGCTTCGTGCGGGAGTTCATCCCATCAAGTGATGCGTTGGCCGTTCCGATGGACGCCGCCATTCTGTCGTTCGCAGACGCCAGCGTCTCAACTCCGGCCCTGCCTGCTCTGGCTGACTTTGCGATGTTGTCCAGAGCCTTTGCCTCGGCATCCAGGCTCGCCTTCACGTCATCTGGGAGTGCCTGAAACTGCTGGTCAAGGTTTCGCGTGCGTTCCAGCTCTGACTCTCTGGTTCGTGGGCGACGGCCGAAAAGTTGCTCTGGAGCCTGCTGTGGGCCGAGGTCGATGCCTGCACCAAAGTTGTCTTGCTGCTCGCGGAGCGCCTCGCGGCGCCGGATGTCGGCGGCAAGCACCCTGTTTGCGGCGGCGGCCTGACGCTCCGTCTGCTCGGCGGCCCGCTCACGGAACGCGGCCTCCTCTTGGGCAAGCCTCGCGGCCTGGATTTTGTCAGAGATGTCGGTGCGGGCGTCTACAACGATTCGCTGCAATTCCTTCTCTGCGGCGATCAGCCTGCGGTACTCTGCCGTCTGCCGCTCCAAGGCTGCCGTGCGTGTATCAATCTGGGCCTGAATGACAGACGCAGTACCCCGCTCGCCTTGTTCGTTCGCGCTCTCCCGCAGGGCGATCAGCCCTACGAGTGCATCCGACTCTCGCTTGATCGCAACCTGCGAAGCCTCGAACGCTCGCGGATTGAGGGCGACATTGCCCGTGGCCTCGCCAGAAACGGCCCTGGCCGCAGTCAAGGCAGCCTGCGCTCGCGGCTGCTGGAACTCCAGCTCTCGGCCCGTGCGGATCGTCGACACCGTGGCGGCGGCTTCGGATAGCCTGCTGATCGCCTCGGCCGTGCGAAGCACCTGGGACTCAAGAGCCTTGAATCGCTCCTGGCCGATGCGAACTCCGGCCTCAATGTCCGACTGAAGGTTCTGCGTTGCGTCTTGTGCGCGATTCAGGGCCGGGATAAACGCCGTCTGAACCTCTGTGGACAACTTTCCGAACTGGGCGACCGCAGCGGCCAGCGGCTCGGCGACCTGCTTGGCTGCGGATGCCAGTTGCTGCTGCTTGATGACGGCGGCTTCAAGGTCTTGCTCGCCGAGAACACGGATGACAGCGTCGATCTGCCGCTTGTCGATCCGCTCAAACTTCGCGATGATGCGGTCAAGGTCTTCAGCCTTGACTCGCACCTGCGTGGCGATCGTTCGGCCGTCTTCGGTTTCAATGATGTTCCGCAGTTCGCGGAGCTTCTCGATGCCGCCGACATCGGTGAGGACGCGGATGTCCTTATTGGTGATGTCGCCGATGGCGTTGCGGAAGTCCGTGAGCGACTTCATCCCGCTCGCGTTGACGACCAGATTGACCTGGCTGTCCTTCAGCGTGGCGAGCCGGGCCTTCAGCTCGTCGATGTCCTTGATGGCACCCTGGAAGCCTTTGAACGAGAGCCTCATGCTCGAGGCGGCCCTGAGAGAAGCCTCGAACTTCTGGAGCGGCGTCAGGATCGCAGAGAACGCCCGATTGGCCTCCTGCGTTGTTCGAGTGATGTTGCTCTGGACGCTCTTGGCGAAGTTGCGAAGCTCGTTCGCCGACGCATTCAACTTATTGTTGAAGTCGGTCGTGTTCGCCGTTACCAGCGCCGAGATTTTGCCGAGGTAGGCTTTTGCCATCGTGTCATCCCTGGCGCGGTGCGTTCAACTTCATCAGCTCGTTGATAATCTGCGCCTGCGACTGTTCTGGCTTGACGGCCGTCGGTATGAAGACCGCCTCGTCCGGTATGTCGTTCTTCTTGTAGTTCCCGCTGGCCGCCATGATGATGCGGCAGATTCTCGCGGTCTGTGCCCATGAGTCGGGGAGCGGGTGCCTCTGGTCGTAGGCGTACCACTCAGCGATCTCTTCCGAATCGACCTCCCGCAGCAACCGCTTGACCGACATTCCCAGCGAGAGTGCTAACTTGAGGTAGAACTTCCGCTCGGGTCTGTCGGCTAGTCTTTTCCCAGCGCCTCCACGGCCTCGTTCGTGAAGGCGTTCACCTTCCAGGCCGTGTCGAAGACGCGATTGATCACGACGCTCGACTTCTTGCCGAGTTCCGCCGTGTCCTCGTCCTTGAAGATGCGCTCCCCAGCCTCGTCGCACAGGGCGAGCACGAGGAACCGCACGCGGAACGCCTTCATCTTCTGCTCGGCGTAGGACTCCTCGAAGGCGTCGCGGTCGGTGCCGCTGATCACCTTGATGTAGTAGGTGCCGCCCCATTCGGGGATTTCGACGGCCTCCACCTTGATGTCGTTCGCCGCCAGAATCCGTTTGCGAAGATCAGTCGCCATGCTAACTCCCTTGATAATCAGTCACTTGAAACCGAAGCGACCCGCGGACGACCTCGCCGACGCGAGCCTCCGTAGACGCCGAAACCAAAATTGCCCTCCTGGCAACCGAATACGAAGTCGACGAGAAGGACAGTTGCCCCACCGTTCCGACGATTGTTTGCGTGTCGAGCGTCCCGTGGTGCAGGTAGTCGACGTTGATCGTCCCGCCAGACCAGTCGCCCGTCGGAACCATGACCAAGAAACCCTTGGCCGTCGAGGCGTCGGTCATGTTCGTGACCTCGGCTGTCGGCGTCTCCACCGAGATGCCGGTCACATACCCCCAACTGCCGTTGAAGGTGAACGTCGCACTCTGCGGGATGCCTGGCATGGCTACACCTAGAGGCGAAACGACGCACTGCCGCGAACGATGTCCCCGAGGCTGGCCGTGACCTGCGACGAGACGCAGGTAGCGGCGGTGCTTGAGAACGCGACTCTGCCGGAGACGGACAGAGTCCCAACGGCGCCGACCGCAGGGATCGTTTGCCCGATGAACTCGACGTCCACCGTCGGCAGCGAGTCGACCGACTTATGCAGGTAGTAAAACGGCTCGGTGTCGTTCGGCCCCAGGCCCATGTGCGGAGCCGACACCCGCTGACGCTCGGCGCCACCGTTGACGGTGACGCTGGTGATCGTGTACGCCGACGCGGCAAACGTGAACGACGTGCCTTGTGAGCTGACCCCAGCCATGTCGCCTTACGCGACGCGGAAGGTCGCGCTCCCGCTGATGAGGGCACCCACCGAACCGCCGATCGAGGCAGACGACAGCGTCGCGTTGCCGCTGAACGACATCGGGCCGGAGATCGACAGGGCGCCTGACGTGCCGGCAGCGAGCACCGTGGTCGAGATGTAATCGATCGTGACTTCACGCTCAGTGGCGAAGCCGCCGACGAACTCACGACGCTGGTTCGGGCCGATGCCAAGGTGCGAGCCGTCGATGAGGTCTTGGGAGTCGGAAACCTGGACACTGGTGACCGTGATGGGGGTGCTGGTGTTCGGGAACGTGAACGTCAGTCCCTGTGCTGAAACGCCTGCCATTTGTTTGCGCCTCCTTGCGCCGTAATCTTGCCGTGTAGGTTACGCGGTGGCTTCGTTCCACCGAATCTGAAACAACTGCCGGACTTCGTAGGCCGGAGGCAGTTGCGCCCCAGCGACCGTCGGATCGAGGAAGTCGTCCGTTTCGGACATCAGCCTCATATCTTGTATTGTAGCCCCGGCCAGCGTGCCGGTGTGTCCATCCAGAGCAAGGCGAACCTCGTCGGCCAACTCGCGGACGGCGTCATACGAAAGCGCCCACGAGGCGATCTGGAGGTTCACCATCGGGACGAACAGGGGGCCGCCGAGGGCGACATCCCGCATGATGTTCGACCGCTTGTAAACGATGAACGGCAGGCTCGCGCCGGTCTTCGGGACGGCGATCGGGTAGACCTGGAAGCCGACGATCCTCGCCACGCCGGGCGTCGAGACGAGCTTCTGGTAGACGTGTTTTTCTGGGGAGATGAGCATGGCTAGAACTTGTTGATTTCGGCCTGGATGAGTTGGGCGAGCACGGCCTGCACCTGAGAGGCCGAGTTCACGATCGTTCGCTCCATCGGGTGGTAGGCCGGCATCGGGTCGATGCTCTCGCCGGGGCCGAGGGTGATCGGGTGCGTGTCACCGTCGGGGCCGGTGGCGAAGTCGTGCGAATAGCCCTTGCCCCGCTTGGCCTGCCGAGTCGGCTCGTTAATGCTGCCCATGAGGAAGTAATACCCGCGGCTGCGGCGGGCGAACTCCTCGTCATTCATGGCAGAAGTCGTTCGCCGCATCTTGCCGTTGATCAACTGGTGGACGTTGACGTATGTGCGGCGGTTCTGCGTGCCTGGCTTTCTGCGGCCGGAGCCGAACTCGACCAGCCAGGCGTGATTCCCACTTTCGCGGCCCTCTTCGGAGCCGACGGGGCCGGTCTGACGGGGGCCGGTGATCGCGACGGCGACCTGGCCACCCTCGTACTCTTTTGTCTCCGTGATCGTGGACTTGGCGAGATTCCCCGTGGCGCCGCCGCTGCCGGGGGCCAGGGGCTTCGACACGAGGTCTTTGTAGCCCGTCAGGATCGGCCGCGACGCCTGCTTGACGCACTTCTTGAGCAAGCCCGGCGCTGCAAGCGCCCCCGCCACGCGCTCCAACTCCTTCGCCAGCTCGCGGACGCCAGCGGTGTCGATCCGCACGAAGCCTTCGGTCTGGCTCTTTGCGGTGCCAAGGCCGACGTCACGGGGCGTCGGATTGCTTGGATTGATCGCCATGCTACTGCACCTCGTTGACGAGGAGTTCCAGGCGGGTGCGGTTGTCTCTGGGGCTGACGCTCACGATCTCGAGCGTCTTGCCTCTCCAGAGCAGGCGGTACTGCGGATTCACCGTCGCGCGGTATCGCATGATCACCTTGTGGGACGCGATGACGTTGGCCTGCTGGGCCTGGAGCACGTCGCGACTCGTCAGGCCGTCGACGCTGGCCCAGACCGTGGCTTCGGTGGCCCATGACAGCGTGGCTTCGCCCGTCGGGCTACGCAGTTCCTGCGGAGCCTGGAGGGCGACTCGCTCACGCATCATGCCGATGTTCACGTTATCGTGCCCTCGCCGATGAGGACGATGTCATAGGTGGCGTTGAGCTGGCTGTCGTTGAAGACAGACATTGACTCCTGAATCCACCCGGATGCGTCTGTTCGCGACGCGAAAAAAACCGCGCCTGGGGCTATCGGCGTGTCCGGGGGGACCGCGGGCGGGAACGAAACAGATATTGCAACCGGGCCTGTGTTTCTTATGTAGACGGTCTTGACTGCGGTGAATGTTACGGCCCCTCGGTCGTCGGAGAATCCATTCGCATTCGGAAAGTCGTAGTCATCTGCGGCGGTGACTGTCCGTGAGTCGCTCCACACAACCTGCGCCTGGTTCGCCCCGGTGCCGTCAGTGAGCGTGGCCGCATATGACGCCGGCGTAGCGCGGAGCGTCCGCGAGAAGTCGCCTGCGCTCGTCTCGTGAGCCAGGATCGACAGCATGATTTGTGCATTCAGCGGCATTTCAGTTCCCCATCACATAGATTTCGTAAGCCTGCCCGTTCGTCCCGCCGATGCGGAGAATCGAGCCGCCGGAGGTCGTGGCGAACCCGGACGAGTTCGGGCAGGAGAGCAGCATCGCGCCGCCCTCGCGGATCGGGTAGCCACGCAGCGTCAGGCTCCCAAGGTTGATCATCGGCGAGAAGTTCCACGCTGTGACGTCCTGCCGGAACACGCTGAACTGCGAGCCCGTCCAGCCTGCCGAAAGGGCGATCTGATTCGTCGTCGACAGGTTCTTGATGCAGAGCAACTTCACGACGCTGATGCCAAGCGTTGAGAAGTCGACCTCGTCGAAGCCACCGGACAAAATTGTCCGACGGTCGCTGAACACCTTTGTGCAGTCGCCGACGTCGAAACTGAAGTCAATCGGGTGCTGCGTGGTTGCGGTCGTGAGCCCCTGCTGCGATTGCAGCCTGGCCGTCACGTTCGCTTGCACCTGTGCCGTGAGGCTCATCGGTAGCCGCCCCAGCCGCTCGCGGCGAGCAGCGTCTCGAAGGTCTGTGGCACTGGCAGCACCTGGCTGTAGCCGGCCACGACGGGCTGCCGCATCTCGTACCAGTGAGCCACGAGGAGCATGATCAGGCTCTTCACGGTCGCCGGCACGCTCGCGCCGCTGGCTCCGTAGCCCGCCGTCCATCGCACGG